AATGGTTCTATTTTAAGATCATTCTCATCTAATGGAAATACGAGTCCAGAACCTAGAACTGGTATTCCTTTTGAACGCATTGCTCTTTCATGCGGAGGAAGTGCGGCTAATATCTCTGCCTTTACATCCTCATCTAAGTGTATCGCATCATCCCATGTTGCATGATATAAAGCCTGTGACTGTCCTAACTTAGTCATAAACTGAGTTACAACTTCAGTCATTCCACTTTCAGGAGTAAATGTCATAAAGACAATACCGCCACTTTTAAGTGCGGCTCTTAGTGCTTGCGAGTATATATCCTGTGGAGGTTCCTCATCAAGCCATGTTACATCTACTGCTTTACCCATCCATTGCATCTTACCCTGCTCATAGGACTTAAATATCAGTTTGGAGTTTCTACCAGATACATGTTTTACATTCAGACTTTGGAATGCATTAGGGACTCCGGGCATTCTTAATGGAGTGCCAACTATATACTGCTTTGGTATTGCTCCCTTACCAAATTCGTCTTCATCTCCGGGTTCACCTAGTAACTCTGCTTGTACTATATCTCTAGTATTTGCAGTTGTATTACCTGCGGCCCATGCAGTTACAGGTCTAGAAAACCTTGCACCTTGCCACCATTTAGGGTATCTCCCTGTTAGGTGAAATGCCATCTCAGATGCACCACAAAATGTCTTACCAGTTTTGTTTGCCGCCATCAGAAGACGTTGCCTAGCAAGGCGACCTGTCATGTCCTTTGCATCATGAAACCGCTTCTGGTATTCATATGGTTCATATTCCAGCAGTCTATTGGTTTCATAGAGATCAGTTATCTTTTCTGCAATCTCAATTGCCTGTTCTGCCTTATTGCTCATATAGGATCGCTATACCGTGATTGTTTCTTTCTGGCAAAAGATGGTAATGTATAATTTAAGGCTTCTAACGTACTAGGGTTTCTGCCCAAATCTTTTTTGGCTTTTTTATGTGCAACAAAAGGAGCTAGTAAGGTTGAAAATAAACTAAATGATTTTAAAGAAAAATTACCACCTTTTGAAGTAAGTTTATATCTTACTTTACCATGCTTTGCCTTGCCCCCATATGCTCCTTCTTTTACCTTTGCTACAGTTTTAGCTGTTTTTTGTGCTTTGGTTTCTTTTGGCATATCAACATCAGACATATGTTTAAATGTTTTAGATTGTCTATCCCATTTATGTGAATCTCTTTGCCTTGTCAATAATGACTTGCCTGTAATTTGTGGTTTGCCTTCTCTCTTTAGTTTCTTATTTTGTCTCTCAATAGATTTAAAGGTAGATTTCTGTTTATCAATATCTGCAATATCTTTTTTAATTTCAATCTCTTGCTGTTCAGCCCAATTTCTCTGGTGTCTATCCCAACCTTTATTTTCTGTTTGTTTATTATCCTTAGATTTAAAAGTCGTATCATCTTGTGTTTCACCTTCTATTTGTAGTGAATCACTTATTTTAGGTTCCTCAAGACCTTTACCAAATTGTGTTAAGGATGATGAACCATAAGCATCAGGTTTTTTAAAAGTTGTGACTACAATTCGATTATTCTTCTTTTGTACTACAGCAGATTTATTTCTAGTAAGTTCTATATTTTGTTTTTCTGTTCCTGTCAGGATAGTTTTACTTGCTGGCTTTAATTTCTTTTTCTGGCTTGATGGAACCTCATCACTTGTTGTGCCTTGATCATATGCATCTTCAAACTTTTCAATGTAACGTCTTTCTACAGTAGTCGAAGAGTCTGCAACTTTAACTATTTTTGGTTTACCTAAACCCGGAATTTTAGCAAAGAAATCTCTACGCCAAGGCGGTTTAGGTTTTTGTAATAATACTTTAGTCTCTGGTATTGGGTCTGCTTGAGCATCTGCAATATCATCTATTTCATAGCGTAATTTTGCTCCTTTTGGTAAACTACCTTCTTCTTGTCTATAAAGAAAATCAGATACATCTGCTGAAGGTTTGTTCAGGCGTGTTCTAAGGTCTTCATTATATTCTCTCAGATAACCTAGACCAGCTTCATGTTCTTTTGAACCGACAGGATGATCACTTATCTCATCCATTACGGCTGAAATAGGTTTATATGCCTGTGTGTTCTTACTAAACTTATTAAATTTCGTAGAACGCCATCCTTCTTCTTTCTTAATCTCACCTAATCTTGATCTCCATTTATCTCTTAATCCTTGATCTGGAGCAACAGCACTTAACTTACCTTTCTGAGAATAAGATACCCTGAATACTTTTCCTGCTTCCACAGCTTTTTGTCTGGATATTTCTCTATTCTTAAAACCTTCCTTCTTATTGGGATCAGGATTATAATCTTTATGAGATATTGGTCTATCCTCCAATGTTGGGAGATTGTATTTCTTGGCTACTCTTGCTACAAAAGCAGATGTTTTATTACTAGGATTATAGTCATGCGCTATTTGTGCAGAACCATATTTAGTCTCAAAGTTTCTAAAGTTCCTGACTAATTGCTTTTCGTGGGCTTCAGTGAAATCAAAGTTCTTTGCACCTGAAACAAGGAAGGTCTTCTTACCACCTTTAGGTAGTGTAGTTACAGGCTGTTTAGGGGAATCAGGAGTAATATCAAGGTTAGGATTGGCTTTGGATGGGTCTAGCTTTATTGCAGACTTCTTCTTTGAAAGGCGACCATACCCTTTTACCAGATTAACCATTGTGAATATGTTTGTAGCCATTATACTTCTGTCAGTTGTGGGCCTGAGATTATCTTCCTACTTTTAAATGCACCAACTAGCATCTTTGCTCCATCTTTTCCAACTAATGCAACCAATTGTGCGTTAAGCTCTTCTATGGTACGACCTGTGTCCATTTCATTAAATACCTTGTGTCCTCCCCTGTCAAGCATTTCTTTTGCGGCATTAAGACGTACAGTATCACTCTCAGACGTATCCATTAAACGCTCTATAATACCTAATGCCTTTGGTCCTCCTTCTCTAAGACGTGCATGAAACTTCTTATCAACCTCATCACGGTTCTTATCTAAAAGCTCCCTGCCTTGAAGTTTTACCTTGTAAGCATTCTTCTCTAAACAACCAGCATCTTTCATTGAAACAATATAATCACCTGTCTCAACAAAACTGTCTATGAACTTCTCTGCATTAAGAGCCATTTACTTTAAATTTTTCTTGGAAGCTCTTGTCAAAAGAGAGTTGCCTATAGCCCTACTTTTATAAGCTGATGGCTCACCCATATGCATTTGAGCTTCTTTTTGGTTTATAACTTCCCTTCCTACATCACGGTCGATATTCTTTTGGGTAGGCTTATCTAATGTATCTCTAAAAACAGTTGCGGCGGCTTGGTAGTTCTCGTCAGAATATTGTTCAAGATTCCTGCTCCTGTGGTTGTTTTGGTTAATACCTCTTGCCCTAAGTGCTAATGCTTCGATACCTCCTTCTTTACGGAAATCCCTTTCAACATCAGTCATGGGGGGTTTCCTATGCTTTTCCATTACTGAGGGCTGTCCATACTTGCTACTGCCGCCAGCATTACTTAACTCTGCTTGCGATATATAGCGTTGTCTGCTCTCACTACCATACATTTGTTTTGCGAACCAATTCTGTTTATCTGCCATTTATTATCTCCTAGTGTGAATAGTTTAATGATTTGTTGTACAACTCTCGCATAGGACGTAACTCCTCTGAAGCGATATAATGATTAATAACTCCGTATCCAAAATCCTTGGTTGGGGCTTGTTTTAATATCTTACCCCACTCCCATCCAACTAAAAATGTGTCTCCTCCATTGTAGTCTGCAAGTACATATATGTCCGATAATACCTTGCCCTCCTCCAATAAAAGATTGTATGCCTTCTTTGCTGTCTTTACATCAATTGTGAAATATAACGGCAATAAAAAATCTATTCCATTATCACCCGAAGGCTTTATAGACTTATCTACCTCTAATGAAAAAACCTCTGCAAATGCCGCTTCTCCACTTATTCCTACTATATTGTAATCCTCAGATAATACCCTCTGAGATGCATGACCCTTATGCGTGTCCGAACGCTGTTGTGCTATCTCAAATATCTCTCCTTGTAACATACTACTCCATAGCTGATTTAGGATACGTTCTATCTAAACTTATTCATTCTTCCTCCTAACTGCAACTCTTAAATTTTATTTTTATAAATAAGGTTCACAAATGTAAACACTATATCTCCCCCTGCGTAGAGTGAGAGGACGATCATACAGTAACAAAACGCTGTTTTGTGACCCACCCCCCGGTGGTACATGATCTTAAAAAGAA